CAGCTGCAGTAGCTCCTCAGGACGCTTCGGGCAATGCAGTTACTCCAACATTTGGCTCTGGCTCTGGAGGCAGCGGCTCTGGAGATAGTGGAACCCCTTAGTATGCGAACCTTTCAGGATACAGCAGGCAAAACATGGACGCTCAGCCTTAATATTGTTACAGCAAAAAAGATCAGGGATGCTCTGGCTGTTGACTTTTTTGACGATGACATTGGTGAGACAGTTGGCAAGATTGCCAGCAATCCTATCCTGCTTGCAGATGTTCTGTGGTTATGTGTAGAAGAGCAAGCAAACAAGGAGGGGGTCAGTGATGAGGATTTTGGCAGAGCCCTTGGGGGTGATGTTATAACCCACGCCACTGACTCCTTCCTTGATGAGCTTGTAGATTTTTACCCTGAAAAAAAAAGGAAGCTGCTGAGTACAATGCTGCAGAAGTTGAGAACAACAGAGGCAGCGTACATAGAGAAGGCCATGAGTGTGATGACATCGGAAGTGATAGACGAGGTGATACAGCAGGAGCTGGCAAAGCTAGACAACCTGAAGGCACTACAGTCTGGCAGCAAGTCTGGATAATGTCAGGTGTTTTGGGTATCAACCCACATCCACTCACTTTGCGTGAGCTGGCTTGGATGTTTGACGCTCATGTTAATCAGCTCTGGAACCACACAGCAAGCACTATGGCTTTGTCAGCCAACATACATAGGGGCAAGGGTAAGACAGCCTACAGCCTTAGTGATTTTCACCCGTTCCAGCAAAAGCGTGTGAATTCAGAGGACGGGCTGAGGCAGTTTGCAAAAGAGGTAGGAGCTAAGTTTACAGATGCTTAATGTGCAGGCAAAGTTGAGCAGGGTGGTCATGGATGACAAAATGCTCAAGCGCAAAATTGACCGGCAAGAGAATCGTGTGCTGTATATATTTGGCTCCTTTGTCAGGATGGATGTGAGGAGCAAAGAGCTCAACCTTAAAGGCAAGCGAAAAACTGTAAATATTAAAAGAAATAAATTAGGACAGTTCCAGCGTGGTGTATCTGTTAGACAGCACAGCAAGGCTGGTGAGAGGCCAAGGCAATGGCAGGGGCTCCTAAGAAAGTTCATGCTCTACGATGTTGATAAGTTTAGAAAGTCTGTGGTAATTGGAGCCAAGAAGCTTGGGCGCTCCAGAGGTGCAGGCTTAATGGAGCACGGTGGCTCATTCTGGTACAGGCTCAGGAAGAAGCACACAGGGCAGGTGCATAGAGGCACAGCCACTGTTGCCCCTAGACCATTTATGCAAAGGCAGTTTGAGCGCAACCTTAAGAAGTTGCCAGAGATATACAGGAGGGCTGGGTTTTAATGGCTGGGGCTGGTGGAGCAATTAGAGCAGGGCGTGCGTTTGTTGAGCTGTTTCTGCATGACAAAATGACTGGAGGGTTGCGCAAGGCAAGTGCAAAGCTCAAAGCTTTTGGGTCAAGTGTGTCAGCCATGGGTGCACGGATGGCTGGCTTTGGCGTTGGTGTTGGTGTTGCACTTGCAGGAGCTGGCAAAGCATTTGCTGACTTTGAGAATAACATGCAGATGGTGGCAACCATGCTGGATAACCCTGAGGAAAACCTTGAGGCTTTTAGTGCTGGTGTGCGTAAGCTCTCCAAAGATTTTGGTGAGTCCACTGCCACCATGAGCAAGGGGCTTTATGACATCCTCAGCGCTGGAGTTGCTCCAGCTGAGGCACTGGATGTGCTTGAGGCATCAGCCAGAGGTGCTGTGGGAGGCATGACCGATGTTGCAACCAGTGCAGATGCTGTCACTACCATGCTTAACTCATATGGCTTGGAGGCATCACAGGCAGGTGATGTGACTGATTTACTTTTTGGGATTGTCAAGAAAGGTAAAACAACATTTGCAGAGGTAGCTGCCAACATTGGTAAAGTGGCATCTATTGCCAACACAGCTGGCGTAAGTATGGAGGAGCTGGGGGCAATGATGGCCACACTCACAGCAGCTGGCTTAAATACAGAAGAGGCCACCACTGCTGTCAGGCAAAGTATTGCAGCTTTCCTGAAACCATCCCAAGAGGCCAATGCAGCTTTTAAGGAAATGACGGGTATGCAAATGAACCCCCAGACCCTCAAGCAGCTTGGCGGTTTGCGTGGTGTCTTTGAGCTCATCAAGACAATGAACCCAGACCAAGTGGCCAAGATCTTTCCTAACATCCGTGCCATGGCTGGTGTCATGCCAGTGCTCAACAACCTTGAGGGGTTTGATTCATCCATGGAGACCATGGTAAACAGGTCAGGGCTAGCTGGTGATGCTTTTGATAAGATGAGCCAAACGATGTCTTTTGCATTTGGCTCAGCCAAGCAGGCAGTCATTGACTTATTTGTTGTGCTTGGTCAGGGCTTGGTGCCAGTATTTAACTGGCTGGCTGAAACAATTAATAAGGCTGTTACCTACCTGCAGCCATGGATACAAAAGAACCAGCATATCATAGCGTTGGTGGGAAAGCTTGCTATTGGTGCTATAGCAGGCGGTGCTGCTCTGATTGTGTTAGGCAAAGCGTTTGCTTTCATAGGAGCAGTTGTGGGGGTGGTAGGCACGGGCATTGCAGTGGTTAAGGGGTTGCTGCTGGCATTGCTCTCACCTATCGGGTTGGTTGTTGCAGCAGTGGGAGGCATTAGCTATGCCTTTCTCAACTTCACCGATACAGGGCAGCAGGTTCTGGGTGAAGCTAAGCAGGTATTCAAGAGCCTGTATGGTATTGCTGAGACAACCGTGGGGGGAATCGGTGACGCACTAAAAGCAGGTGACTGGAAGCTTGCAGCCAAGATTGCTTGGGCTGGCATGAAGTCTGCATGGAAAACTGGCACCCATGCACTCTCTGAGGCATGGATAGGGTTTAAGCATGGCTTTATGAATGTATGGACTGACTTGTCAACAGGAGCCCAGAAAGCTTGGACTAAGTTTAGTGGCTGGCTTAAAAAAGGTTGGAATAACTTAAAGGCTGTGTTTGGTGGCGCTGATAAGGATGCCATGGCTGCAGCTAATCGTGAGATTGACAAGCGCACAGCTCACCTAAACAAGGTGGCTGATATGAAAGCACAGCAGGAGAAATCAGGCAGGGCTGCACTGCATGACAAGGAGATGAAGCAGCTGGCAGCTGAGGAGCGTAATGCCAGAAAAGAGCTGGACGATATGCGCAAGGAAGCAGCAGACAAGCGCAGAGAGTTTGAGGAGTCTATTGATGCTGAGGGTGCTGGCATCGGTGGTGAGTCTGGTGGTGCCCTTGGGGGTGGTCAGTTTGACGCATCACAGCTGGATGGGATTGACACTGAGGGGCTCAAGGCTGGCGGCTCAGCTGCTGCTGAAGGTTTTATAAACTCATTTGCTGCACTTAGGATGGGCGGCAATAAAGGCATAGACATTGCCAAGCAGCAGGTTGATGAGGCCAAGAAAACCAATGAGCACCTTGGTGACATAGCTTTGCTTATACGAGAGAACCCGACAACTGTAGGAGTTGTTTAATGACTGTGACAATGGTTGAGCTGCATGACTCGCGCAGTGCAAATGTATCTGCTAAGGATGTCTCTGCAAAAATAATATATATGCTTGAGGGCTCAGCGGATGATGCAGATATTCATGAGCATATTTTAACTCATGCACCATCTAACCACCTTGGCCTTTTCGGCGACAGCTACACACTCAAGCCTATTAAAATTGATGGCGTTAATAGTGTCTGGCGCGCTGAGCTTACTTACAAGTTACCTGATGAGGAGAAGGAGCAGCAAAGGCAGCAGGATCAGGCTGACAGAAATGCTGAGCGCACGTGGGAAATAAGCTTTAGCACCACAGGTGCCAGCATGAATATCAGCCATAGCATTGAGACTGTTAACTATAACAGCCACCCAAACAATGCAGACCCTGCCCCGATATTTGATCAGGCAATCATGGTGGGGTCAGATGGCTCAATCTCTGGCACAGATATTGTTATACCTACTCTCACATTTACAGAGGTGCACAGCTTTGCACCTTCACTGATTACATACAATTTCATCAAGACCCTGAGCAACCTGACTGGCACAACAAATAATGCAGCTTTTAGAAGCTTCCAAGCTGGTGAGGTTTTATTCACAGGAGCAGAGGGCAGCTGGAATGACAACTTAATTAACATTACTTACAACTTTGCAATGAGTCCCAATCTAACAAGCGTTGATGCAGCTGGTGTTACAGGGCTATCAAAAAAAGGGCATGAGCTGATCTGGGTATACTATCAGGATGAAGTGGATGCCAGTGCTCATGCAGCCACAAAAAGTGCGCGCGCTGCTTATGTTGAGAAGGTTTATGAGGGGTCTGATTTTGATGACCTGCACCCCAGCCCTAATGTTGGTCTAGATAATGCAATAACAAGCAGGGCAGCATACGCCAGCTGGCGTGCAACCCAGAGAACTAATAGCACATTTGATGGCTTGAGCTCTGGTGGTAACACATACACCCCATCTGGCGGTGGTGGTGACAGTGGTGATGGTGGGGGTGACCCGTAATGCCAGCAGGTGAATACTTAAAAGCAGGTGACCCTCTTGTAATCCGTGCAGCTGTTTGGAATCAGTTTGTCGATGCAAAAGATGTTGTATTAAACTCAGCCAGAAGGCAGAGCACAGGTGTTAAACCAGTCAGCTGGTCTGACTTTGTGCTATGCAAAAATACAAGCGCATCAAACATTGCAGACCTCACTGCTGTATATATAGATCAGGCCAGCCCCCCTCAAGACCCGTCAGCCTCAGCAGATCAGCTGCAGGCAATGCGTACATCACCAGTCATGAATTGTGTGCCAGCTCAGACCTTAGGTACTGATTGGAATAAGGGAGTTCCAGCAGGTGTGGCGCTCACGCCAATTAAAGCAGGAGCGTCTGGGTGGGTGCAGGTCTCTGGTGCTTGCTTGTTAAAGTCTGTCACGCTGCAGGATGACTATGATGATTTAGTTGTGATGGATGCCAATAATAGTCTGTGCAGTGCTGCTTATGGTCACAGGGGTTGGCGTATACTCTTAAAGCCAGCCAGTGATAACACACCCATTGTGGTTGTTGAGCTATCACAGTCACGCTCAAGGTACTGCTCAAAGCTCAGGGGGATTGTCTCATCCTTTGATAGCAATGCAGGCACAGCTACTATTATGAATCTTGTGGGTTTTGATGGTGATGTTAAATACACTGACACCACAGTTGATGCTGTTGATGTGTTTAGCTGGGGCAGTGATTTTATTAACGTCAATGCAGTTGCCATGTGTTTTTATAATATTGACTCAGAGCAGTGGGAGATTGTGCAAGTTAGCTGCCCACCAGAATCATCAGGAGATAGCAGCACAGGAGACAGCAGCACAGGTGATGGCAGCACAGGTGATGGTACCACAGGAGACCCTTAAAAATGGTAAGCCCATGCTGCTGCAATATCTGCAAGTGTAATAAGTTTGAGGGTGTAAGCGCTTTTCAAGCTGGGGGCTTGCAAATGATCACAAAAGACTTTGACATCGGTGAAGATTGTGCAGCTCTCACGTGTTATGACCAGACGGTTGCTGCATCATTTGACGCTCAGCACTTTTCTGGAGGCGCTGTGGTTAGGCTCTATCTTGATTACATCTCAGACAGCAGTGGTGTCAGGTATCATTACGCTGATTTTGATTGTACTTTTAACTCATCTACAGGTGCATTTGATTCAACGATAGAGATAGGTGACCACACTCAGGTGCTGGTGTCTGTTGTGCAAAATCAAAGAGTGGTGACAGCTACCCAGAGCATTAACCCCTCAGCCTGTCTCTGGTGTGCCAATAATGAATTTAGCGCGCGCTTGTGTCATGGGTATGCTGTCTCTTCATTTGTCACACCATTTGGCGGCTCTAAGCAGGGGTATGTGATTTGACTTTATTAGACGTGACTAGCGGCTTTAACTTAGGTGCTAAAGAGTGCATTGATTGCATTGTTGACAACTGCCAAGGGTGTATTCAGTGGTGCAAGTTTGGAGCTGTGCCACAGAGTTTGTCTGTCGGTATACAGGCTGTTTTCCCGCCAGCTGGTCTGCGTGTTTATAATAATGGTGATGCAGGTTACCCCTTTACTGCTCCTGCATGTATCACAGACCCTCAGGCAGCAGTAGAGTGCTGCAGTGTAAATTGCCAGACAGACTTAAACGGCACATTCAATTTGCAGCTTGTTAGTTATGGTGGCAATTACTGGGAGGAGTGTCGGGCATTGTATGAGCGTGTAACTTTTTGGTGTGATGGTGTGGTTGAGATTGGAGAAAACAACCCCCATGCGAATTATGGCTATCAAGGTATGCCCTCTACAAAGTTTGACCCAGCCACTAGTAAGTGGTGTGGTGATAGGGCAGTGCTGTGGACTGAGATGAAATTCTGGCCAGTAGTCCCCAATGATTACAGATTAAATATTGATTTGCGTGTAAGGGGTAACCCACCTGCTTATGACCCAGTGGCAGGGGCTCTCACTAACGGCTGTGGGATGTTCACAGACAACTGGATTCAGCGTTATGTGAAATCTTTTGGCTCACCGATACAACCTAATTTTCAGCTGGCAGATTGCTATGATGTGTCTGGTGGAATCCATGAATCATATATAAGCGGTTTCGTTGGTGTGATGAATAAGAAATATTTTAATATCACGGTGAATTAAATGCCCTACTGGAAGTGCCCGAAGTGTGAGCATGGCTTTAATGTAAACAAAGTAATCTATCCTGTTTATTGCAAATGTGGTTTTAAGGATGTTGGAGACCTGCCAAGCACTTTGGTAAAGCTTGCAAGGTTTACGGTGGCTGCAGTGAAGCACATTGCCAATGGCTCACCCACAGCCAGTGATGAGCTCATTGAGGAGAGGCTTAATATCTGTAAAGGCTGTGAGTTCTACACAGGTCACAGCTGCAGAAAGTGTGGCTGTAATATCAACAGTAAAAAGCTGGTGAGTAAAGTTGCTTGGGAGGATTCAAATTGCCCAGAGGGTAAATGGTAATTGTCACAGGCAATTAAAGCCACCTGCTCCAGCGTCACAATGTATGTGGCTGTGAGATAATGAGTGCAGTGGGTCTCATGGATGCTGACCACACGCCAATACATAAAGCAGGCAGATGAGACCGTCAGCCCTGCTGGTTTATTTGAGCCACGCCAAGGAGGGTAAAAGTGAGGAATTTAAGAGAGGCAATGGAGTGCTTATTTTTTCTCACGGGCTCTGTTTTTTTTGTTTCTCAAATTTGGAAAGTCATCATTTACTGGTGGTGGCTGCATAGGCTTGGTGATGGTTGGGGGTAGGAAAAGAAGAAGGGCAGAGGCTCACACATCTAGTGGGGGTGCCACCCGTGGTGAGTCAAGAGTTGAGGCCAAAGCTGAGCTCAAGGAAAATAAATACAGTTACAAAATTGAGAAGACTGCAGGCAAGGCTCAGCTCATTGATGCCAAAGCCAGAAGGCTCAAATGGCTCTGCATACTTTTGGGCATGATACTCATGCTGGCTGGCGCTTGGAAACTTAAACTTTTTGGAGGATAGCAATGCTGTCTAATTTCTTGGAAGCCCTGAAGGGTAGCAAGCGTGCAGTCACAGGCTTGCTGACTATCGTTGCAATGTTTGCATACAACCACTTTAATCTGGTTGACTATGGCATGACTGAGGAGACTGTGAACAATATAGTTATGACCGTCTGCGCTCTCATCATAGGCGACAGCCTGAGGCCAACCGTGGAAGGCAAAAAAGATGAGTAGAAAATTTTGGTACATTAACCCCACTGGCCGTGAGCGCATTATGGTTAGGAGCAACAGCTGCCATGCACAGGTAGCAAGTGAGCCAGCCATTGTGGCTCTTGGATTTGTTCGGGTTGGTGTCGTCAAGTATTGGCTGCATGTTGTGCTGTGGAGATCATGGAAGCGCAAAGCAGAAGCAGGAGAGGCATGATGGAAACAGCCCAGCTCATTGACGTTGCCACCTCTCTTGGCTTTCCTGTTTGCATCTGTCTGGTGCTGCTCTTTGCTATTAAGAAGTCAGCACAGGTATTACTTGAGAGAGTGCTTGACCCTCTGGTTACTTCTCACCGTTCTTTTCTATCACGCACAGAGGAGCAAATGAGTCAGCAGTCTATAGTGCTCAAGCAGCTGGCTGATATGCAGCGTGATATTCTGGATGAGATTAAGAGCTAAAAAGCACCTAAAAACTTTTTAGGTTTTTTTCTGTCTCAGCTGTTAATTATTGTTGACAGCTATATAGCTGTGACGATATAAATAAAGCATAAGAATTACTTAATCACTTTTACTCAGGGCACAGACAAATGAGCACAGACATCCAAAAAAACGAACTGACCACAAATGACAGTGATGTACTTATCACTTACCTGATCAAAGACCTTAATAAGCTTGAGCTTGAGCTTGATAAGCTTGTTAAGGAGCAAGCCACTGGCAAGGTTGATGACAACAGCATAGAGGCTGTCTTTGTAATGCGTAAAGTAATCAAAGCACATGAGCTGGCTAGTAAGCTAAGTGCATCAGATTGCTGGAGTGATTTGGCAGAGCGAACCTTTATAGGCATGGTTGATGTTTTTGCCTTCAGCTACGGTGACCGATGTGAAAAACTAGGTTTACCTAACAGGTTTGCTGAGTAATTAACCAGCCCCCTCACGGGGGCGCATTTTTAGAAGGGCACAGAGCAATGGTACCTACAGAAGTTTTAATTAAAGAGATGCAGCAAACAGGTGAGCTGCCTAGTGACTACAGGCCAGAAGACCGGAACCAGCTGGCCATTGATTACCTCTATGGTCAAATAGAATTTGTGAAAGATCAGATTGAGAAGTTTAGCCAGCTGGGCAAGCAGGATTATGTGGAAGGGCTTGAGAGATCAATACCAAAGCTGCATGCACAAATTGCCTACTGGATGGGCAAAGCTGCATGGAAGCACACAGGTTATACAGAGTAATTAATTAAGCCTCTCACGGGGGCGCATTTTTAGAAGGGCACAATACGATGTCAGAACAGATTTTTTACTATAACGAAAATTGCACCCTAGGTGGCCAGCTTTGTTTTGATGACGGCCAGATCGACTCTTACCTCAATGATGAGGGCTGTGATATATCTGCATTTAATGATGCAAGTGATACAGTCGAAGAGACATTGGAATGGGCATATGAAGTGTTGAGAATAACCACACCCACCCTAGCCAGCAACTGGTTTAGGCATAAGGTGGCTTTGAATGTAATTGAATATCTTAAAGACAAATAAACCAAGCCCCCTCACGGGGCGCATTTTTAGAAGGGCACAATACCATGGGGATTTATGTACACGATTTGAGAAGCAAAAAGAAGAGGGTGGCAATTCACAATAAGGAAGATTTCAAATGTGGTACCAGCAACCTGTACCTCATGCCTTACCAGTATAAGTATGGAGTTGCTAATGACTCAATTTGCAATCGCTCAGCAACGTGGGCTCACAAGGCTGGCAATCGAATAGATGAAACTGATGCACAAAAAAGGTACATGGAGAAAGTGGCTGAGATGAGGAGATACAATTACCCACTCAATGCCTCCTTTTGCGGCTGGCCACCTAATCTGCTGATTCTCTCAAATGACTTTGAGAACCTCATAGGGTGTGAGGTCTTCATCTACACTGGCACGGTATCCTGCTATGATGGCGGTGGTTGCTTGCAGGCTTTTGGTTACATCACAGGTCAGAGCGCCAGTGGGCAGTACATTGTAAAGCGTGAGTATTCTGAGTTTGAGGTTGTTGATATGGGTAACACTTTTGAGCCTGAGTACCATGGCTGCACAGTGCACAGAACCACCACCCACTTTGTAAAGACTGCTCATGAGTTAGGTATTGATGAATACCCTTACCCATACTCTGCCACACATCTTGTGCACAGCAGTGACTATGAGGAGGTCTGGTATCGTGATGGCTTTGAGATCAAGGAGCCACTCACTGCTGCTGAGTTGCGTGAGAAAAACCAGCCCATTTGGCAGGTGTAAAAAAGTTGCTTTTTTTATTGCTCCGGCTGTTAATTATTGTTGACAAGTATATAGCTGTGACGATATAAATAAAGCATAGGAATTACTTAATCACTTTCACAAGGGCACAGACAAATGAGCACAAATATTAAAAAATTTGAAATTGGAAAAACTTACTCATGCAGAAGCATCTGCAACTATGACTGCATTTTTTCCATCGTGGTTACAGACCGGTCAAAATGCTTTGTAAGCACAGCCTGTGGCAAAAGGCTCAAGGTAACTATCAGAGATGGTGAGGAGACCGTAATGCCACAGGGCAGGTACTCAATGGCACCAGTAATCTCAGCAGCTTAGGAAATTAACCAGCCTCCTCACGGGGGCTAAAAACTTTTTAGTTTTTTTTATGTCTCAGCTGTTAATTATTGTTGACAAGTATATAGCTGTGACGATATAAATAAAGAATAAGAATTACTTAATCACTTTGCACGGGAAATAAAACGATGAAAAACCAAATCAAAAAAATTAAGTCTACTGTTTTCGACTATTACAACGGCACAGCAGAGATTAACGAAAAAATGTACACCGTTACAATTATTCCTACTAAGGGGATGAAATTTACAACCACGCTAAGAGGCTTCAAAAACAATGTAGCAAACGGCGTTATTGAATTAATTAAATAACGGCAACTCTAGGAATAAGAATTACTTAATCAATTTCACAAGGGCACAGACAATGACTCCAGAGCAAAAAGAATTTGAATTAAACAGACTACGCAACCAGTACAGGCAATGCGTTGAGCTTGGCATGACTGACTCAGCATGGCTCTATCGCAAAGAGTTTATTTTACTGCGTGATAAAAACATTGTAGGCCAGCCTGACTGGTCAGAGTTTGAGGGCTTAGAGTAATTAACCAAGCCCCTCAGGGGCGCATTTTTAGAAGGGCACAAAAAATGAAGATAAAACCAACAACCTGCTCATGCACAACATGGGTGGAAGTAGCAAAGAAAATAGAGCAGTGGCTACCAAAGTACCACACTGTCACTAATGAGGATTTAGCTGCTCTCATTGAGCCCCTATTCAGTGACCTGCACACCATGGCTGCTCTGGCTGATATGGCCAGTGAGGCAACCACTATCATGCTGTCAACGTACCTCAAGCAATGGCATGAGAATCCCCATTTACTAGATGAGGTGGCGTGATGTGGAAAAGCAGAACTAAGCATATTATCTCAGACATATCCAAGCGCAGAGTGTGGACTACCACAGACAACCAGTATCAGATCATCTACACAGAATCACTGTTGATGCCAAAGCCATGGAAGAAGCTGAGGAAGGATGAGCGCAAGAAGTACCTCAGGCCAGTGTGGCAGGCTTTTGTAATGCAGCCTGACGGTGACGGGTACACATGGCTTGTGCGTAAGTACTTTAGAACATTCAAAGCAGCAGAGCGTGCAATCAAGAAGCACCAGAGGGGGGCAGCATGAAAGGCAAACAAAGAAGGCAGACAGGCTGGCGTGATTTTGGAGCCACCAACAAAGTGGGCACATGCCTCTGGTGTGGCTCAAAGATTGGAGCTAGAAAACCAACAGGCAAAACCCCTGAGCACTTTTGCACGCTCAGGTGCTCCTCTCAATTTGGGTCAAGCATGGCAGAGCAGGGTTATAAGTTAATTGATGATTCTGACAATAAGGGGGGTGCCTGATGTACATACAAAGCCCCATACTAATAGAAGTGATTACCCTGAGCGCCATGGCTCTCTGGTTAATCACAAATCTTTTCTTAGAACTAAAGGAGGTGTCAGGTGATCATTGACACAGACAATAAGCCAGCTGCTGTGGCTCAGGTCATTAAGGTCAGGAAGGCTAAGCAGCTATCTGTATATGAGCTGGCCATTAAAAATGATGCTGGTGTCAGTCAGCCCCACTGGTCTGATATTGAGGCTGGCAAAAAAGAGCCCTCTTGGGAGGTACTTTTTTTGATGCTTAAAGCGCTTGGCTGCAACATAAGCATAGTAGTAAAGTGAACCACCCCAAGAGGGTTAAAGAGGATGAGCCTGCAAGCTCATCCTTTTTTTATGCGCACCGTTTGACCGTCACTGGCTTGGCTGGTTTAAGCAGAGCCCTTGGTGCAATGTAGTGTTTACGGGCAACCTCTGTGCCACTAACATGGCCAAGGCTACGGCTGGCAGCTTCAAGGCCGTCACGCTCAGCAACCATGGTGGCGTGAGTTTTCCTGAGAGCCTTGAGACCAACCCCCACCCCTTTCAGGCCAGCACGCTCAAAAGCCTTATCACACCAATGGCGTAAGCAGTCTTTACTCACTGGCAGTATGAGCCTCCTGTTGAGTGCTCCTGAGTAGTCACAGAGATTGACAAGCTCCTTGGTCACCTGAGCACAGTGCAGCTGCCCTGTCTTTTGCTGGATGAAAGTAAATACACCAGCACCGTCAATCTGGCTCCTCTCTAGGTGCCTGATGTCAACAGCTCTGAGCCCTGCCTGCAGCGCAAAGAGTATGGCAATCTCAGCCACTAGTGAACCATCAAGCCCAATGCTGAGCCTGCCTGATATACTGCGTGCAGCATCAAGCAGCCTGCTCACCTCATCCATGCTCAAGCTTTGAGGAGGCTTGAGAGTTAGCCTGACTTTTCTGATGCGCTTTGAGTGATAGGGAGCGCATAGCCCCAGCTCTGCTGAATAATTCCACATGACCAAAATGCCAGCCTTGCGGTTTTTAACCGTGGCCGTGCTGTAAGTTTGCTCAAGTTGTAAAATCAAATTGTTAACTGTGACCTCTGTGAGGTCTGCGACAGTTGGCTCATAATCAAGAAAGCCAGCAAGGTTGTTAATCGCAATTAAATATTGCTGCTGGCAACCTGCACCGATTGCACGCTCTACTGTGAGCTGACTAAGCAGCTCCTTCAATGTCTTTTGCATTTTGCAAATATCCTAATAAGGGTCATTGCATCCATGCTGCATCCAAGCGCGTGATTTTTTTATCGTCCGTCTAAAGCTCCAGCTTTAGAACAATCTTTTTTTACACTCCAGAGGTAAGGGTTGTGACATCTGTGATGCCACTATATTCAGGTTCTAGTGCCCACTAGGGCGTGCAGGTTCAACTCCTGTCATCCGCACTGCAGCCACCGGCTGTGCCTAAAAATTGCCTTTGGTGATTGTTCTTAACCAGTATTAGGCAGAGCACGGTGGTTGTCTATGTACAAAATTGTCAACTTTTGTAAACTGAAAGGATGATAGCAACAATGATCACAGATGAGCAACTCAAGCAAAACCTCCAGCGCAACATCAGGCGGCTGCTGGATCAGACTGAGATGAGCCAAAGCGATTTAGCACGCGCCACTGGTGAAAGTCGCAGCAGGATAAGCTTAGTCGTTAACAGCTGCAGAGTTCCAAGTGCAGCCTCACTGGCTAGAATTGCTGAGGCACTTGACACCACAGTTGATGAATTGATTACCAACCCCAAGCGCAAACGCTCAGCGTAAAAAATACAGCGCACACTTATAAACTTTTTTACAAAGAGTGTTGACAAAAGTTGACAACCTTTGATATAGTCTTTCTTGGTTAAGGATAATCACCAGCTGCCACGATGGCTCTGGTGTGACAAGGAAGTTACAAAGGAGTCAATCAATGTTGACGCTAACAAGGAAGTTAGGGCAGTCTCTAGAGCTTGAGCTCTCAGGGCTGGCCACAATGGTGGCCAGCGCTGCTGCCTCTAAAGCACGCTGTGGTGAATCTGATGCAGACATAGCTGAGAGCATTAAGCATCTGCTCCCAAGCCTCACAGTGAAACTATCTAAAGTGCGTGGCACCTCTGCCAGCATATCAATCCAAGCACCCCAGTCAGTTGCTGTAAGGCGCACTGAGATTGAGAAGGTGGAGCAATGAGCCTGCCTGTGTTTTATGTAAAGAGAGATGCAAATGATTATGAGGCTTACCATGTGCGCTGTCTGCGTGATGGTGGTGCTGATGATTATGTATGCACTATTAATGAGTTCCACCTTGGGTGGTTCCTTTCTGAGTTTGATATGGAGTTTCTACGCAATGCAGAAGATTGTGGGGTACCTGTTGCTCTGTCTGTTGATGCTGCTTTTGCTGGGATGCAAAAGCAGTGGAGGAGAAAAGCAAAATGATTACAGCAAAGTGCCAAGGGGAGCGCATAGCTATAAGCTACACAGAGGCCACTGAGGCTGATGCCATTGCCTGCCAGCGGCTGATTGGCTCTATGGGGTCACCAGCACGGTCAGGAGCTGGGGCAACAGTGCAGGCAACCCCTGCCTCTGCAGCCAAGCTGCTCAGTGCTGACACCTTTGAGGTCAATGCCTCTGCTGGTGTAGAGATGCTTGCAGACCTCTGGGATGAGGGATTGAGAGCACAGGCCATGCCTGAAAAGTACAGGTCAAGCACAGAGCCATGGGCTCACCAGCTTGATGCTTTCAGGTTTGCATACTCAAAGCAGTCAGCTTTGCTGGCTCTTGAGATGGGCTGTGGTAAGAGCAAGGTTGCCATTGACCTGCTGACGGCGTGGGAGTCTAAGACGGTTCTTATAGTTTGCCCCAAGAGTGTGCTTGGGGTCTGGTCTAGAGAGTTTGCTGCTCACTATCCAGATGACTACAGCATCAGAGTCATGGACTCTGGCACTGGCAAAAAGAAGGCCAGCGTTATTGAGAGCCTCATTGACCTTGACGGTGAGGCTTGCAGGGTTGTGGTCATTAACTATGAGAGCCTCATATCAAAGCCAGTGGCTGCTGTGTGCACACGCAAATGGGATGCAATCATTTTGGATGAGTCCCACAAGATCAAAGCACCCACAGGCAAGACCAGTAAAATGCTTTTTAACATTGGCAAACGTGCACGCCACAAGCTCTGCCTCACTGGGACACCCATGCCACACAGCCCACTGGATTTATTTGGGCAATTCAGATTTTTAGATTGTGGGATATTTGGCACCAGCTGGGTCAAGTTTCGCAGCAGGTACGCTGTCAGCCACCCAAGGTTTCCCAATCAAATTCAACACTGGCAGAATCAGGATGAGCTGGCTGACATTTTTAATACACTGGCTTTCAGGGTTAAAGCATCTCAAGTGCTAGACCTGCCAGAAGCTCATCACATTAAATGGCCAGTGACGCTCAGCAAGACAGGTGCTGCTGTCTATAAAGACATTGAGACAGACCTTATCAGTGATGTTACCAATGGCACGGTCACAGTCACCAATGCTCTGACCAGATTGCTGAGGCTGCAGCAGATCACCAGTGGCCACATTAAAACTGATGACGGGCTGATAGCCAGCGTGTGTGATTCCAAGAGGCTGGCCATGCGTGAGATTGTTGAGGGTATTGATTTGTCTGAGCCTGTGGTGGTGTTCTGCAAGTTTACCAGTGACCTTGACGCTGTGAAGCAGCTGGCCAAAGACACTGGCAGACGTTATGGGGAAATTTCAGGCAGGAGAAAAGACCTGACTGACACAGGTGATATGCCTGATGATGTGAAGCTCATGGCAGTACAAATACAGGCAGGAGGCTGTGGCATTGACCTCACGCTTGCACGGTTCGTGATTTATTACTCAATCGGCTTTAGCCTTGGTGACTATGAGCAGTCACTTGCCAGAGTGCACAGGCCAACCCAGTCACGCTCAGTGACCTACTGGCACCTCTCATGTGCTGGCACAGTTGATGATGCTGTCTATAGGGCGCTGAGGAATAGGAAAGATTTAGTTACCTCAGTCATGGAGGAGCTTGGCAGTGCTACATAAAAAATACCCAGCGTTATATGAACTATTCAAAGCATTAAAGGAGCAAGAGAGTGAGAGATTACATAGAGGATTTTCTGGGACTTCAGAAGCTGACCAAGAGAAAAGAGCAGGAGTTAAAGGAGATCAAAGAGCGCAAGGAGTCAGCCGCCAAGCTGCTGCTTGAGCAGATGGCAGCCAATGGGCTTGAGAGTGTGAAGGCAGAAGGTGTGACACTCTACCCACGCAACATGCTCAGCGTAACTGTGCAAGACAAAGAGAACATTGAGGCACTGCTTGAGTCCCATGGGCTTGAGCACTGCATAGGTGTAAGACCTGCAACGCTTAAAAGTGCAGTGACTGAGATGATAGGTACAGAGCGTGAGCTGAGTGCTGTGCCAGATGACTTAAAGGCAGCTCTGAAAATTACAGAATTTACAAGACTAGGTATGCGAAGCAGCTAAGAAAGGAAATAGCGAATGAGTACCGAATTAACAACCCTAAAGAGTGAGAATTTTTTAGCCCTTGCAGAGGGCTCAGACTTAGCAGAGGCCATGAGTGCCAACATGATTGGCGGCGGTGGCATCACTGCCCAAGACCTAATAAGGGTCAAGACCCCCACAGGAGGCAGCACCGTATGGCGATTTGAAGACATTACAGGTGACGTAGAAGCCAAGGAGCTCACAGGTATCTTTGTCTTTTGGGCAGCTGGTGGCGTGCTGTGGCCAACAGAGAACCCAAGCGGTGCAAGCCCTGTGCTTGTGACTAAAGACCTCAAGACAGCAAGGCGGGTGGGTGATGATTACGGCGACCTTGACCCAGATGTACTTGATAGCTTCCAGAATCCTGATGGCACTTATGACTGGCACCGGCTATGTGTCGCCAAGGGTGCTCCTTATGGTTTTGGCTCTGGCAAGAATGGTGGCAAGCGTGCTGATGAGTACCGCACCATCGGGCTGCTAAGACCAGAGGACACACTGCCAATCATGGTGACGGTTAAGGGTGGAAGCTTCAAGTCAATGCTTCCATTTGTAACCCGTCTGCCAGTGGCTCACTACCGCTGCATCATCAGCCTTGGGTTGGAGAAAACAACCAACAACAACGGGCAGGAGTTTTCAAGAATTCAGCCCAAGCTGGTTGGCCAGCTTACCAAGGAGCAGGGTGAGACAGTAAAGCAGATGTTTACAGAGCCATTAAATCAATCGCTCTAATTGAGTTGCTCCGATGCTCACCCCTGATGACCTCATTGAGTGAGGGGGTGAGTTATGGAGAGCAGGGAGGCAGGAGCTATGGCGTGCATGACTCACGAGTGCATGAGATGTCAGAAAACATGGTTTAACAATCGCACTGAGTACAGGTGCTCTGATTGTGGTGGCAGAATTGTCAGCACATTTGATGAGGCGTGGCTTGAGTTTGATGGTGTTGTGCCCTCCTGTGATGAGGAGGATTGGTATGAGGAGAGTGCTGATGAGTGACAAGGAAGTAAACCCCAAGCACTACAGAGTGGGGCGGCTGGAGTTCTATGATGGCATCATGCAGATGATGGGTGAGAGGGTGATGACATTTAAGCAGGCCGTAGATACATGGAATGTGCTTAGGTACACCTTCAGGCATGACCTGAAGGGCATGACCAATGATGACTACCTGACAAACTTAAAAAAAGCTGAGTGGTTTTTAGGAAAGTTAAAGGATCAGTATAAGGGCACTGATGATGGGTAGCTGGCACATCAGGAGAGAGAAGCGCGCCAAGTGCTTGGCGTGTGGGCTTGGGTTTGAGAAT